TAAATTGGAGAAGTTATTAGTGGATTATCAAGTTTATTTGGCTACCGCCGGTATTAGGCATTCTCCCTTTGTCGTTGAGATTGTTGGGAGATCCGGCGTTGGTAAGTCCACGGTTGCGCAATTGGTCATGACTTCATGCTTGGCTGCGGGTGGGTATGGATACGCTCCCGATGATTTATGTAGCATTAACCCTAGCGATAAATTTTGGTCTACTTTTTCGTCTTCAAAAACAGGCATTTTCATAGATGATATAGGCAATACGAAAGCGGAGCATGTTTCTGAAGCTCCCACAAAATTGATATTAGATATATGCAACAATGTTAAGATTTGTCCTCCCATGGCCGATTTAGAGAGTAAAGGGAAAATGTCAGTTGAACCGAGGGTGTGTGTTTTCACGACCAATGTTAAGGATTTAGATGCATTCGTTTATTCAAATGAGCCTGCTTCTATAGCTCGCAGGGCTCATGTGGTTTTGAATGTTTCAGTTAAACAGGAGTTTAGGAAAAGTGATGTAACGGGAAATACATGTGGCTTATTGGATGCGGCTAAGGCTATCGCGGCCAAGTCTCCAGATGGCATCGATGATTTTTGGCACATCACCGCAGAAGCAGTAATTCCCGTTAATCGTACAGTTGGAGCAGATTCCTTTGCGTATGTTCCTTTTGCAGATGAAGATGGAAATTTGACAAGAGATATTTCTTTGAAGTCGGCTTTAGAATTGTGTGTTAGTTTGGCGAAGAAGCATTATGCAGAGCAAGTTTATGTAGTTGATAGGTATAATGATGCTTCAAAGAATGTTAAGACGTGTGGCGCATGTTTGGGTTTCACCACATTGTGCACTTGCGAATCGACACGAAATTTCGTTGTATCGACTTATTCTGCGGCTCCAACGATTGAAGCACCTCGTATCAAACCGCCATTTGGCAAAGTTCGTCTTCATTCTCTGGACACTTATGTCAGATCTCATACTAAACCTCGTCCCAGATTCCATTGGGCTCAACGTTTGGTGCAATGGGGCGTTCCAACGTATATAGCAGCACCATTAGCGGAATATACAGAGCCTGGACATCTCTTAGGCCAATGTATCAAGTCCACATGGGAATATACGATTTCTTCATTGTACACATCATTTTGCGTTTCCACTTATTCATTGGAGGCGCTGGCATCTAAGGAGTTGGTCAAAATTGCAAAAACATATTCAGAAAATTTCTTTTTCCGGTGGTGTGAATATATACCTCAATCTTGGTTGAGAAATTCCTATTTCCGCGCGTTTGCACAGAAGATGATTGAACCAACGGCTTATAGACACGCCCGCTCTCATGTCAGAACAGCATGTTGCTTAGGAATTATGTCTTTTGTTGTCCACCATTTTCGTAATGAGCTGCATGATTGTAACAGGTACTTTTTCCAAATGTATTCTGCCAAGCAATTAATAGCGAATGTTGTTGTGG